CTTTATCTTCAAATCCTTCCAGATCTAAATTAACATGACATTCTAATAGAGTATAAATGTCATCTTGTTTTTCAACTCTGATACCTTCTAGTTGTTGCTCTTTTTTCTTAATCTCATCTTCTTTTAAAGGTGGTTCTCCTAATTCTACATCTTTATAAAAACCATTGACTTGTTGTTTTCTTAAATCATTTGCTGAAATTTTTAATACATGAATAACTGCATCAGCATCTTCAAGTGATGTTGCTGAATAAGGAACAATTAAATCTTCTGATGGAATAAATTTAGATACTGCTCTACCAAGCATTGCATCATAATAAACTTTTTTAAATGTAGATCCTGATAAAGGTAAATAAAATAACATCTGATCAAATTCAGGTTCGTACTCTTTCATGACATTCATGATTTGATAGTTCATGAATTCTTTAACTCGCATTGCTTGATCTTCTTTGTTACGATCAGTCTTACCAAGTATTTGAGTTCGCACTGGTCCATCTGCTGGTAATAATTCTTTGTAAGCTTGTGCTTGAAATTGAGTTACTGCTTCTGCAAGTACTGGATGAGTTACTCCTGAAGCTCCTCTAAATGGTTCTGTTCTAACTTCGTATTTAAATCCTAATAAGTCTAAACCTCTTGTATAAGCCATCTCCCAATCTTGTCTTGATGTTTTATAATCTGTATATTTTTCTTGAAGTTCTGATCCAATATAACCAAGAACATCATCATCTAAAAATTCTGCAAGGTTTGCATAATGATCTTCTCCACCCATTGGAGCTGCAATGTTAGGGTCAAATGAAATTTCTGCACCACCATCTTCATCCATGTTTATTTCAACAGCTGGATCTTGTGTTTGTTGTACTTGTTCTTGAATAGTTTGTTCTATTTCAGTTTGACCTGGAACTTCAATAGTAGTCTTTGTATTGGGTAATGATTTATCTATATTGTCCATGGACTATCTATATCTTTTTTTAAATAATGATTCAACACCTTGTGAGTCAGGACCTTTAGCAGGGGGTACTGTTTTTGTCAAGCCACCATATGCAAAACTAGCTATTCCACCATCTGCATAATCATAGTCACCTATATCTGGATCTGGATATCTATTCATAATATCTTCATAGGGAGATTGTTCTAACATTTTTCTACCTTTTGCTCTTTCTTCAATTTTTTTTGCATCTTTTATTTTTCCAGTTCCAATTTTTTCTAATCTTTCAACATCACTATAAGCACTATCAATATCAAAATTATCGTAGTCAAATTCAAAATCTCCTGGTTCTCTAGTTGGTCTTGGTCTATTTTCTATTACTTGAAAATAACCTGGAGATTTTATTTCTTTTCCTGTTTCTAAATTAATATCTGATTTAGGCGGTCGGTAATTTAATTCAAAAGATGAGTCTGCTGCTCCACCAGAAATATTAGCGTCAATACTAATTTCTCCAGTTATTTTATTTTCTGTAAGAGTAATTACTTCTGGTTTTCCAGTCTCTGAAGGTATTTCTAATTTTTTAACAGTAGTCATATCTTCAACTCTTGAAGCTTTAGGGGATATATCTATTCCTTCTTTCATAATTTTATTAACCAATGGAGTAAACCATTCAGGCATTCCAGAAACTTTGGGTAAAGTTTTAGCAACAGTTTTAGCTGCAGGTTTTAATAAACTTTTACCTTTCATTAATTTACTTGCGATTGGTAACGCAGCTACTCCTGCTAATATTTTTAAAAGATCTCTACGAAGCATTTTTTAATCCCATTATTCCTGTTGTATCTAATTCGTTTGGTATAGATACTCCTTTACTTAAATCTACTCCACCTAATTCTTCAGAAGAAAACAAATTATCAAATTCTCCTTTTCTGTAAGCGTCAATTAAATCATAGGCAGTTAATGCAGTAGCACCGATAGCTCCAATCGCACCTGTGCCTGATATAAGAGCAATATTTCTTGGACTTAACCCTAATCTTAATGCAAGATTTAATAATCCAGGTGCAGCCTTACGAGGATTTCTTACCCCTTCAAAAGTTAAAGTATCTTTAACACCACCCAAAAATCCTCTTGGTGGTCCTTTGATAGCTCCAGCACCTCTAGTAAGACTTTCTGTAAGAGCAGGACCTATGTAGTTTAATGGATCAGATAAAATTTCATATGGACTTTTTCCTTCTTTAATTTGTTCAGCTATAAATGGTATTTCAAATAATGCAGTTCCTGCAGGCGATCCAACTCTTGTTAAACCTTTTCCTAATACACTTGCTGTTGATCTTAATATACCTTGATCTGCTTTTCTTGCAGCTTGAAAAGTTTCTTTTGCTCCTGGAATAGATAAAGCGGCTGTTCCAACACCAATTGATGCAATTGGAGATTCTGTAATTGGATTATCCGCGATCCAATATAAAAGATCCGATTGAGATGCTTTAACTTCTGGTTCATTTCTTTTTACAAAAACTTTTCTAACATTATCATACATAATATCATCTGCCATTTTTGCTGCTGATGATGCATCTGCAACTTCTGTGATAGGAGTTCTTTGAGGTTGTGTGTTAGCTTGATAAGGTACATCTGACATGGATGCATTTGCATATACATTATCTAATTCAGGATATTCATCATAAGTTTGTGCGGTTTGCATTTCTTCATCTGCTTGTGCTGTTAGAATGTCTTTACTTTTAGCTGGATTTGCTGCTAATAAAAATGGAGCTGCTGTTGCTGCTGTTAATAATTTATATTTTCCTGGTAATTTTTTTTGTTTTCCAAATCCTGTTACAAATTTTTCTGCTGCTGCTCTTGCTTTATTTACATTTTTTATTAAACCTAATTCATTCGCTTCATTCACTACTTGTTGCGCTAGATTAACTTTTATTATTGCATCTTCTTGACTACCTATTTTAATTTTATTCATAGGTGTCTCTACTAGTCCAATTCCAAGTTGTTTTGTTATATCATCTGTTATAACAGAACCTCTTTTTACTTCTAATGTAACTGGGTTTATTGTAATTGGTTTTAATCTATCTTTAAATGGAGATTCACCTATCGTTTTTAGTATTTCATCATTATTTAAAAATATTTTTTTAGATAATGATTCGGGTATTTTATCAAGTTTATTTGCTTGTTTATATAATTTGTTTTGTTCATTGTACAGTTTAGATAATCTTATTTCTATGTCTTTATATCCTTCTCTATTTGTTTTATAAAAATCTATTCCTAAATCAGATGGATCCATTTTTTGTTTAAGAGTATATAACTGATCAATATCTGTCCTATGAGCTAAATCTAAAGGAAACATTTCTTTTCCTGTAGATAATTTACTTTTTTTAATACCTAAATATTTTTGTAAATCTCTTTTAAAATTATCTAAATGACTTTCATAAGAAGTAGAACCAATTTCACCGATTGTTTCTTTTCTTCTTAATTTTTGTTTTTTTCTTCCTTCTTCTACAGAAATTAATTTTGGTTTTTCTACTCCTGATTCTTTTAGTTTTGTTGAAAAAAAATTTTTATCTAGTTGTCTTTGGTTCATTTTATTTCCATATTTACTAGATTCACGAAACAAATCATTTTCTTCCATGAATTTATCTAATGCACCGGTGTATCCAATCCCTCCTGTTCTTAAAGCTCTTTTTTTTTCTTCTGGTAATTTTTTATATACTTCTATTGCTTTATCAATTTTATTTTGATAAATAGGATCAGTTTTTCTTCCAGAGGTTAGTGTAATATTTTTTTTAAAATAAGAATTATTTAAAATTCTATAGTGAATAGCTTTATTATCTACTGGAGATAATTTTTTATTAAAATAAAATTTTTTATTTGGATACTTATCATTAAATTTTTTTGCTAAATCCACTGTTGTTTGATTTGTAATTTTTCCTTTATTATTTTTAAGTTCTTGTTTTAAAAAATTATCAATAAGCATGTTTTTTTCGTTCATTATCTTCTTCTCTTTCTAAACATTGAACTTATTCCTTTGTTCAATGTTTTATCTAAATCACCAAACATTTTTTTATAACTTAAACTTCCAGCGCTTCCACCTTTAGCTTTTGGTTCTCTGTTTTTAATCATCTCTTCATACTTAATGTAATCATCTGGATTACCAGGATCTAAACCCATCCTTGCCATCTCTGCTTGTTTTCTAATCCCTTCATCTATAACTTCCGTTATACTTTTTGAAGCAGTTCTAACAGGAGCTTTTGGAATTGTAACTTCTCCAGTTTCAGGATTGATAGTTTCCATAGATCTTTTGCCTTGAAGTTTTTGATTAATGTCATCTATAAAACCTTTAAGTCCTGTTTTAGATTCTGTCACAACTTGTGGTTTTGCAAATGTTTCTGGATAAGTAGATTTTAAAAACTGTAAATTATTTAAAAAAGTTTCTAACTCTTCTTCATTTCTAATTTGAGGAAGAAAGTCAGAATCCATTCTAACTAATTTTTTTAATTGTTCTGGATCTTCAACATCTCCTAAACCTTTTCTTAATATTTCAGGAGAAGTTAAATCTGCATTATATAAATTTTTAAATTCAGGGTTTCTACTTACTTTAGTCATTAATCCTAATCGTGGAGACATTCCCATCTCCTTTAGGATATTTAAGATTTTCATTCCTAGAGCTGCAGCTCTTTGTGGATTCGCCATTAGTAATACTCCCTATCTTGATGAACCACCGGTTCATCTTTGTAATCTTCAGGATGCTCTAAAAAGCCTCCTTGTCTAAACCTCATTAATGCTTGTGTCATTGAGTCAACAAGGTCATCGTGGTCTCCAAAAGGAAATGACGCACATTCCTCAATAACCTCTTCTGCAAACTCTGTTTCAGGCGCCCAGATTTGACCACTCTCAAAAAGTGGTGCAACGGCGTTTACACGAGAATGCTTATCATTTCCTTTGCTTGGTGTAAAGTTAATGACAGGAATACCCATCTTACGTAATTCATAAGTTAGCGGTAATCCTGATGCTTTTGATTCAACCACTACTGAATCTGGTTTCCAATAGTAGTATTGATTTAATGCTTCACGTCTTAATTCAGGAAATTCTAATCTTTTCTTAAGTGAGTCTAATAGTATTAAATTAGGTCCAGAATCTTGATCTGGATAAAATACTCCCCACGTTGTAATGGCTGAATAGTCAGCTGATTCTTTTTTTAAGAATGCAGTATCATAAGATTGTATTACATGTTCTAAAGTTGGAATATAATCTTTATCCCATTTGCGCCACCATTCACGCTTAATGATTGATCCTTCTTCTGATGTAGGATTCTGCATCCATTGT